CGCAATCCGCTCTATGTGGCACCCACGCGTGAACAGGCCGCCTGGCGGCATGTCACAGGGATCTTTCGCGCCTTTGCCGAATGGGCCACCGACGAGAACCTTGCTCTTGCACGCAAAGGCATGCGGGAGGCGAGGGATACCCCATTTCACGCCCTCGACGCCAAGGCCATCGCCCAGGGATCTACTGCTTTTACAACAATCAAGGAGTGGTCTGATGCTTGATAGTCAACCAGCGGCATTTGCCGAACGTGTCTGGGAGGTGGCCTCCCAGCTTGGAAACAACGCCCCGAAAATCGCCGATGACATGATGGAAACCGCGTTTCCGCTCACCTGTACGCAGGCGCGGCAGGAAGGGGCGCTGCGGATGCTGCGCATCGGCGTCATCACGGAGGTAAAACGCACCCTACGCAACCGGAGCGACGTTCTGGGCCAGTCGGATTTCTCCGAGTTGAGTGAGAACTTTGCACCTCTTGTCCAAGACCTGCGCTCAAAATCCTACTTTGTCGAAAGTGCTGAGGAATATGTAGCGATCTCTGGTCTGATCGCCGAGCCGGATCTGCTGGATGACGCACGCCGCTTTATGCGGCGCAAGGGCAAGGAATGCTTGGACGAGGCCGACCGTCTTGATGCGCTCTACGTGGCGGTGACCTGTAATGGTGCTGATGCATCTGCAGCAGCGCCGGAGGTGCTGGCATGATCGGCGTGCTTCCCATCATCACCGCTGATCAGCGGTTGTCGGAACCCCGTGGCATCAAGGGCTGCATCTTCGGCAAATCTGGTATCGGCAAGACCAGCCTTTTGTGGTCGCTCAACGCCACGACGACCCTGTTCATGGATCTGGAAGCAGGCGATCTCGCCATCGAGGGCTGGCAGGGCGACACGATCCGGCCGCGCACATGGATGGATTGCCGCGATTTCGCGGTGTTCATCGGTGGCCCGAACCCCAGCTTGCGCGACGATCAGGCCTACAGCCCGGCGCACCATGCTGCCGTTTGCCAGAAGTTCGGCGATCCCGCCGTGCTGGAGCGCTACGAGACGCTGTTCGTGGACTCGATTACCGTTGCCGGGCGGCTGTGCTTTCAATGGTGCAAGGGCCAGCCTGAGGCGTTCTCGGAAAAAACCGGCAAGCCGGATGTCCGGGGGGCTTACGGGCTGCATGGCCGCGAGATGATCGCCTGGCTCACGCATCTGCAGCACACGCGAGCCAAGAACATCTGGTTCGTCGGCATCCTCGACGAGAAGCTCGATGACTTCAACCGCAAGGTGTTCTCGCCGCAGATCGACGGCGCCAAGACCGGGTTGGAGCTGCCCGGGATCGTCGATCAGGTGATCACCATGGCGGAGATTACCGGAGCTGATGGGCAGCCCGCGCGCACTTTCGTTTGCCAGACGCTGAACCTTTTCGGCTTTCCGGCCAAGGACCGCTCCGGGCGGCTCGATATGATCGAGGTGCCCCATCTCGGCCAGCTGATGGCCAAGATCCACGGCCCAGTTCGCCCCGCAGCGGCGCGTCTGACCTATGCGGCCGCTGTGCAGGACCAGCCTGCCGAGGCTGCTGCAAACCCCACCCACGTCAATTAAAAGGACAAATTCAATGACCGGACTCTGGAACGATTTTAACTCTGCGCAATCAGGCAGTAACGTGATCCCCAAGGGCACGCTTGCCAAGGTGTGCCTGACCATCCGTCCCGGCGGCTTCGATGACCCGAGCCAAGGCTGGACCGGCGGCTATGCCAAACGCGGCGCCACCGGAGCTGTCTATCTCGACGCTGAATATACCGTTGTCGAGGGCTCCTTTGCCAAGCGCAAGATCTGGTCGCTGATTGGGCTTTACAGCCCCAAGGGCCCTGATTGGGGCAACGCCGGGCGCGGTCTGGTCAAGGGCATCCTGAACTCGGCACGAGGCATCGGCGACAAGGATAACTCAGCGCAAGCGCAGGCCCGCCGCCGGATCAGCGGCTTTGCCGAGTTGGACGGGATCGAATTCATCGCCCGGATGGACATCGGCTCCGACACCAATGGCGAGGACAAGAACGAGGTTCGCAGTGCCGTCACACCCAGCCACCGCGATTATGCGCAGCTGATGGGGCAGGGTGGGGCTGCCTCCATACCGAGCTATGGCCAGCCCCCGGCACCGGCAACCAGTGCGCAGCAGCAGGGCTATGCCGCCCCGGCTCCGGGCTACGCAGCACCCAGCCCCCAAACCCAGACGCCACAAACCCCTGCGACACCCGGTTTTTCCGGGCGTCCCAGCTGGGCCGAGTGAGGGAAAGCAATCATGCGCCTTCGCCCCCGTCAGAAACTCTTTGTCGAGCGCAGCCTTGCTGCGCTTGACACACACGGCAACACGCTGGGCATCGCGCCCACCGGCTGCCATGGGCCCGGTACGTCCATCCTGATGTTCGATGGTTTCACAAAACTTGTGGAAAACATCGTGGTTGGCGATGTGCTCATGGGTCCCGGCAGCGCGCCGCGCCACGTTCTGGAGCTCCATCGCGGCTCCGATCAGATGCTCGAGATCAGACCGCTCAAAGGTAATCCGTTCATTGTCAATCTGGGCCACATCCTGACCGTGGTGCGGACCAACGATGGCATGCCTGCGCGCTGCCGCAACCGTGATGGCGAGTTGGTCGATATCAGCGTGGCTGATTGGCTCACCGCTTCCGACACCTTCCGCCATCTGCACAAGCTGTTGCGAATGCCTGCGGACTTTGGCTTGCGAGAGGAGCCCGCGATTGATCCGTATCTGCTGGGCGTGATCCTTGGCGACGGCAGCATTATCCACAATGTGTCGGTGACGACGCCGGACGTGGAAATCGTCGACGAACTTTACCGGTTCGCGGCGCTTCTGGGCCTCCGGCTCCGATGCGAGCAATTGGTTAACAATGAAGCCAATACCTATTTTTTCGTCGACGACCGTGGGCGCAGCAACGCGCTGATTGATCAGCTGCGCGCCTTCGGCCTCTTCGGAAAACTCTCTGGTCAGAAATTCGTGCCTGACGCCTACCGGCTTGGAGTCCGGCACGTCCGTCTCGCCATGTTGGCTGGCCTGCTCGATACCGACGGCCACCTGATGAGCGGGCGCTGTTTCGAGTTCGTGAGCAAGTCGCCCCAACTGGCCGCCGACGTTGTCTTTATCGCCCGCAGCCTTGGGTTCCTCGCAACATCCGCCGAAAAGGAGGTCGGCGGACAGATTTACTTGCGCGTCCATATCTCCGGGGATCTCGACGAAATCCCGACACGGGTGCTCCGCAAGCAGGCGCCGCCGCGCAAGCAGAAGAAGAACGTCCTGCGCTGCGGCTTCACTGTGCATCCTGTCGGCGAAGGCGCGTATTTCGGGTTCACTGTCGATGGCGATAATCGCTACCTGATGGGTGATTTCACGCTCACGCATAATTCGGGCAAGACGATCATGCTGTCGGCGGTCACGGGTGAGGTGATCGGCGACAGCGCCGCCAAGGTATGCGTGCTGGCGCACCGCGACGAGCTGACCGATCAGAACCGGGGCAAGTTTGCCCGGGTCAATCCGGGCCTGACCACGTCGGTGGTCGATGCCAGCGCCAAGTCGTGGGAGGGTCAGGTGACCTTCGCCATGGTGCCGACGCTGGCCCGGATCGGCAATCTTGCCGCCATGCCACAGCTTGATCTGCTGGTAATCGACGAGGCGCATCATGCGGTGGCGGCAAGCTACCGCCGTATCATCGACCATGTCCGCAATGCCAATCCTGATGCCCGGATCTTCGGCGTCACCGCCACCCCGAACCGGGGCGACAAGAAGGGGCTGCGGGAGGTTTTCGACAATGTCGCCGACCAGGTGCGTCTGGGCGAGTTAATCGCCTCGGGCCATCTGGTGCCGCCGCGCACCTTCGTGATCGATGTCGGTGTGCAGGACAAGCTGCGCGCCGTGCGCAAGACGCTGGCGGATTTCGACATGGCTGAGGTTGCGTCGATCATGGACTGCGCGCCGGTCACCGACGAGGTCATCCGGCACTGGAAGGAGAAAGCGAGTGACCGTCAGACTGTGGTGTTTTGTTCTACCGTGGCCCACGCCGCCCATGTCACGGAGGCATTCAACACCGCAGATGTGCCGGCTGGGCTGATCCATGGCGATCTGCCGAGTGAAGCGCGCCGCGATATTCTTGCCCGCTATGCCGTTGGAGATATTCGCGTCATCGTGAACGTGGCGGTGCTGACCGAAGGTTGGGACCACCCGCCGACCTCCTGCGTCGTGCTGCTGCGGCCCTCATCCTACAAATCCACCATGATTCAGATGGTCGGGCGTGGGCTGCGCACCATCGATCCCGAAGAAAACCCCGGCGTCATCAAGACCGACTGCATCGTGCTGGATTTCGGCACGTCGAGCCTGATCCACGGCACTCTGGAGCAGGATGTCGATCTGGACGGCAAGACCGAGACTGGCGACGCCCCGACCAAGGCCTGTCCGGCCTGTAGCGCCGACATTCCTCTGGCCTGCTTTGAATGCCCACTTTGTGGCGAGGTGTTCGAGCGCGAGGAGGACTTGCGTTCACAAGAGGCCGATAATGGGATGTTGAGCAGTTTCATCATGACCGAGATCGACCTTCTGAAGCGGTCCAGCTTTGCTTGGATCGACCTGTTTGGGGCCGATGATGCGCTCATGGCCAACGGGTTCAACGCCTGGGGCGGCATCTTCTTTCTGGAAGGGCGCTGGCATGCGGTCGGTGGCGCAAAGGGCCAAAACCCCCGCCTGCTGGGCATTGGTGAGCGAACCGTCTGCCTGGCGCAAGCCGACGATTGGCTGAACGAGGTCGAGAGTGATGAAAGTGCCTTCAAAACGCGTGGCTGGCTGAAACGGGCCGCCACGGACAAGCAGCTGCAATACCTGCCGCCCGCCTATCGGCAGGATTATGGCCTGACGCGTTATCATGCCTCGGCGCTGATGACGTTTACCTTCAACAAACGGGCGATCCGCCACCTCGTCATGACCGCCGCCCCCAACCAGCGGAGGGCCGCATGAGCCATGTCGCGCAAATCCCGTCTAGGCCCACAGCGGCTGAGGATCGACCGCTGCCTGCGCGTATCGGGCATCGGCGCCCAAGCCTTTGTGCAGTCTGCACGTCTCCCACAAAGGGGTTTGGCTGGTTCGATCCCCACCAGCCGCGACCGCACAGAACCCGCCGCTGGTTTTGCTCCATGGGCTGCCAGGCGGCCTTCACCCTCAAAGCCCAAAAAGGATTGAACATGGCCGATTTCACCGAAGAGGAAACGCAGGCGCTGC